TTTGGCCATTGCTGCAACCGGTTCTGTCTGTTTTCGTTCCTCACCGCGTTCAATAGCCGCTTTACTGATCTCAGCGAATCGCTCGCCAAGGTTTTGCGGATCTCGCGGCGTGAATCCCGTAACAGCGCACTGATGATCAAGGTATTCATCCTCCGTTCCGAATCCTTCGTTGCAATTGCCACAAACATTTCTGGAAGCCATAGGGTTATACGTTAGGCAGTTTCATCATACTGGTAATTCATCGTTGTGGTTGCGCCGGCAACGGCGGATCCAGTGGTTTGAATCTGATGAACCAAGTAATCGGATGATCCGGTTGCGGTAAGCGAACCAGAAAGGCTGCCACCGATGCCAAGGTTAGCACTGCCAGGAACGCTGCTAGGCATCGTCTGAGTGGCTACGGAAGACGCTGAGGCTGTTGGCGTCGCATACGTAGGTGCGCCACCGTATGACGATGTACGCGCGTTTGTGACGTGCGAAGCGTTGGCACCAAGCGAACCGGTGCGCCAAATCTTCAGGTTATCAATCTTTGAGCTACCGCCCATAGCAGTAACGTGAAGTTTCTGCCACTTTTCGTAACTGTTTGATCCCGGGGTAATCGGGTACGCAACCGGGTCCATGTTCACAGCATCCGTATTCCCCATGTCGGAATCAGTAATGTTGTGCGTCAGGGTTTCGCCGGCGCCATTTGCCTCATCAATTTCTACGGTTGCTGCACACATAAAAGGGTTGATTATTATTCAGAAGGTCATCTTTGCGCCGTATGCATCAGGCGCAAAAGAACCTTCCGTTGAATTATTCAGTAACGTCAACGATCGTGTAGTACGTCTTCACAAGAAGCGTGCTATCTCCGGTTACTGGTTCTCCGGTACCCGTAGCACCGATTGCAAGCGCGGTGTTGCTTGCAAGCTCAGCAGAATCAACTGCTGGACGCAATAACATCGTGTAGCTGTCTCCTGATTCAATCAAAGCTTGTGCCTCGGCGTCGGAATCGGTAACAGCTCCACCAATAGTGATGCTGTGATCCGTGTTCGCCCAGGTATATGCAACACTATTGAACTTCAAAGTGAGAACGTGGAACAACGGAACGATCACCTTGCCCGCGCCTGGCGCCGGAATTAATGTAACGTCGGTCGCAACCAAGGCTTTCACTTGGGCCGATGTAAGCTCATTCTCAATGAACAACATCTTCTGCTCTTTTGGATCTGGCATGTGTATTTTTAATTGGTGAGTAAGGCTTTATCCCAGCCCCACGAATTGATCATGGGGCTGGGTTTAAAGTTTAGGCAGCAGGACCAGACACCAAACGGTTCATCGCGCTTGCAAGGGTGACTTTCATACCCACGCGCTGCACTGCACGCAAGGCAATCATGTCCTGTTCTGCAAGGTTGATAACGGTTTCGCCGTCAACGTCGGTGATCGTAGCCTGATCAAGCAACTTCAACTTGATATCAGACTTTTCTCCGTATGCAACACCACGCTTCAAGTCTCCGTAAAGCATGATAGGTGCATCGGCAACGTCCGCATCAGTAAGGCTTGGCATTGCTTCCACCAACACCACTGGGCGACCGTTCAACGTACCGAAGTCGCCACCTCCAAGCGGATTGAACAGGTAATCACCGGTTCCGTCAGCATTTTGGCGAAGTGTGCGAACCTTGGTAAGAACAGTGCGGTGCATGTAGTACTTTCCGTTAACAGAAAGTGGGGTGTTGTCTTCAAGTCCAATGATATCTTCTGGGCGAATGTCACCAGCGTACTTAGTTGCAGCAAGAACATCGGAAGGAATTGACGTATCGTTGAGCAATCCGGTCCACACGGTGCCATCACCGTTAAAGAACTGAAGGTCAACTTCCATGTCAACCGCCTCGCGGATCAACTGAGCAACAAGGCCAGTCAAATCAACTGCGGAATCCTCAACAACTTCTTCCGTCATTGGCACGATAACAGCAAGCTTTTTGAGCAAGAGTGTTACAACGCTGAATGATGGGGTGCTTGAAGGCTTCTGCTCACCTTCATCAACCCAGTACACGGAAAGGGTAGAGCCAAGAGCGGTAACGCGCTTGCTGTTGCCTTGTGTCAAAAGGTTGTATCCGAATTCCTGACGTGCAATACCGTAACCAACTGAAGGGAGGCGCAAAACCTCAGTAGCAAGAACCTCTGGGATGGTGAAACCGGCTGACGAATCATCGTCATCGGCGGTTGTCATCGCCTTGTTCGTGCGCTGGCCAAGCTCCTTCAACGTCTTCACGTCGCTTGACATGAGGGCGCGGAAGAACTTGCGGGTGGTTTCGTCGTTATCCTTGTTCTTGTTGGCATCGGCTTCGCCGTCCTTCATGAACTTGGCGCGTGCGGATTCCATCTTTTCGGTGAACGAATCCACCAAAGTCTTTGCCATTGCTTCTGCCTTTTCACTTACCATGTTTCGGGCTGCCTTGTTGATCAGACTTTTCAGGGTCTTTGCATCAATGCCGTCCTTTCCCTCATCCTCACCATCTTCCTCATCCTCATCCTCTTCTGCTTCTGGTTCGAGATCAGCGAATTTTGCTCGCAAATCGTCGTTGAGAATGTCCCAATTCTTTGCAATCACTGCCTTTTCGTCGTCGTTCAACTCTTCGGCCTTTTTTGCAAGGGCCTGTTTAAGCTTGTTCATTGTTTTTAGATTTACCTTTTTGTAAATGTCGCATCAGTCGGTTAATCTGACTGACCGGAATCGTTTTTTTACCGTCTGCACTCGACCGTTGCGGACTGGTTTTGGCCGCGTCTAGGCGATTTCCTAGCTCCTTGACTGCGGCTTGTATCGTACCGTTATCGGAACCTAACAGGACTTCCAACGCTTTGGCCGCGTCTACTACCGTCGGGGCTGGTGCCGCTACGGGTTCAACGACCGGCGTAACCTTTTCGTCACCAGGAAGCGGTGCGGCCGCCTGGATTTCCTCTTCCGTTTTCTCAATCTCCGCGATCTCATCCCCACGATCATCCGCCTTGTGCAAGATGTTTTCGTTAAAGGTCTTGGTACGCGTCGCACGCTTTTCCAGCGCGGACACATCCAGCCCCTTTGACTTGGCGAGTGCCAGGGCATTGGCCGGAATGTTCACACAGGAAACTTCGTACAGCGTGTTTTCAAGCAAGATTATCTGGTCGTTGGCTTCGTCAAACTGCCACTTGTCGTTCATGAATCCCACGCTGATCGCGCGGACGTATCCGCCAGCGTAGAGATTGTAAATGGTCTTCGCAAAATCGTACTCGGCGGCGGCGAACTGGATTGTTCCTTCAAGGTTGCCGTCAACGAACGCGATATCCACGACCTTACCAATGGCGGGTTGCAAGTCATCGTGCGCCCACAGCACCACTGGATTTAAAAGGAACTCGTTTAGCTTCCATCCACGCTGGTCAACGATCTCGCCGTGTCGGTCTTCCATCGGCGTGGAAAAAACCGCACGAATCTGATACAAGGCCGCGTCAACGGTCTTGATGGTGAGATTTAGGGATGCGTATTTAGTTTTCATGTTAGGTTTATTGTAACATATCTTTTTAATTCCATTTCTTATTCAAGAAATGCTGGACCAAGCACGCATCTGCAGTTAACCGTTTCATCTGGATCACCACTGCCATCGCCTGGGTAAAGAAGTCCCATTGAAAACTTGTCATCCAACTTCACAATCTCGCCATTCGCAACGTTGTGAGAATCGCGCGTTCGGCTATCCGTCGTCGCAATCCATTCCTTTGCGTTCGCTACACCGCTTTGTTTGTACGCCTCAGTAAATCCAAGGTTGTTTGCGCTGGTTGCTTCGGTCCGCGCGATCATCTGGCTTCGGTAAAGCGGAAAATCATCAAATACCGCATCAACGCGGTCAACAAGCTGCTGGATCCCTTCATCACCGGCAATGCCGTCCGCCAGCGTGCGCGAAAGCTTTTCCAACGTGGTCTTTGTGGTTTCCGATCCGATGAACTTGCTGCGATTCTTCAGATAGTCCTGTACGCGCTCACTGGTTTCATCAAAGCTTTCTGCAGGTGCCACAAGCGCAAGCGCCTGTTGTCCGGCACTCTTCACAAAATCTTCAACGAACGGAAAAGAAAACGTTGCAACAAGTGGCGCTTCCTTTTTTGCCCAGCTTGCAACAGCAGCTTTCCAATCATCGGTCATCTTCATGCTCAAATCCTTCTTGTTCAGCTTCAGCGCCTTGAACAAACGGGCACGCTGCTCGCCTTGAACAAACGTATTCATGGCCTTTTCGAGCTGGGTACCACGCGCATCAATGCTTTTGTTTACCATGTCGCCGTATGCGCCTTTGATTTCGTCACGGATAATGGCAATTTTCTTTGGCGCGGAATCAGCTTTGATCTGCTCAGCGAGCGCCTCATACATCATCTTTTCAATCTTTGCTTTCTCTTTGAGGATCTTATAAGCCTTTGGCCGGCCACGGAAGATGTTTTTTGCGTTGTCTGCACGCTTTGAAGCCTTTGCATTCTGGGTTGCGGCTGGCATACCACCAACAGCGATCATGCCAATAGGCAAATACAGCGTGTTACCGCCCTGGATAGGTTCATCACCCCATTCCTCACGGGCTTCATTGATCAGCATCGTTCCGGAAGCAATACGCTTTGTTTGGATATCCGCCTTTTCAAGTTTGTTCGCCGGCACTGGATCCTGATATTGGATGAAGAATGTTTCTCCCCATTCCTCATAAATCAAATGTTCATTGAGCTTGTTTGTGGTTGCGTTAATCTCCGGAACAATCGTTTCGGAAAGGAAAATACGCATCCCCGTTTCAGCGTTCGCCAAATTCACGTCATCGGTAATGGCAACAATCACTTTCGGCACGCCCATCGCTACCAAAATATCATCACGGGTGAACCGCATGGATTCAATGTAATCCATTTCAGTCTGCGAAATGGAAACCCGCTGGTATTTCATGCCACCTTCCAGGAAGGCGCCCTTGCCGGCGTTCTTCTGGCTATCTCCACCACGGTGGCGCTTATCCCAAGCCTCGCGCATCTCTTCTTTCTGGTCCGCGCTGATCTTCTTTTCGCTCATCAGAACGAAATCAGGACGGGCGTTGTTCAAAAAGAAATTCTTTTGATACTTCGTGGCAAACTCTTCCGTATCAATTCGGGATTGTGCTGGCTGCAACGGCGAAAGCCCACCGAAATCCGAAAGCGGATCTGGGTAAGAATCATGGATGATATCGCGTGGGTCAAAAAGCACCGTTCCAGAATCGGTAGTGAATTCGTACCCCTTAATCACCGTTGATTTATCCAAAATGATCCGCATGTAATCCGGGCGAAGGTTCCACAACTCGCGCACAACACCATTTGCGTCGCGCACCTTCAAAATAAAGGCGTGCCCGGCAAGCTTCTTGTTGATGATAAAGCGCTGGAAGAACTCTTCTTTCGTCTGGAATGGGTTTGGACGGTACAGCAAATCAAGCGCCGGATGCACAAAAACCTGCTGTTTATCGCCAGCCTTGTTGATAATCTTGAACAATTCCCAATCAATGCTTGCGGTTTTCGTTGCAATCTTTGAAACACACGCGAACAAATACAGTGATTTTCCGTACTGGCTCAAACGCTTGCTTGTGCTCCATGGTGAATCACTGGAAATGAAGCTACGCAAAATCTCAGCACCACCGGTAATGTTCGGATAGTCAACAAACTTCCGGTTGATACCAAGGTTTAAAAGCTTTTCGCCAACCCACCCGGCTGAACGTTGAAGAATATTCATGTAGGTATAATATCACGATGAATTAAAATGATTCGTAAGAAGGCGTTGGGGCTTTCATCATTTGCAAGGCAATCGCGCGAGCAAAAACACGGTCATCATGTTTTCCCGCTGGATGTTCTGGCCGGTTTTTCTCATTGTACCGCATGTTACGCGCCTCTGATTCCGCATCCGCATTTGTTTCAATCAATTCTTCTTTGCGGTACGCCTCTTCCAAATCGCTGATCATCACTGGGCGCGTCGTCGCTGACGTTGACCACTCTTCAAATCCAACATCCAATTCCTCTAGCTTCCGGCACATGGCAACACCAACGCCCTGCTTTTCAACGCCAAGGCTGATATTGAATTGGTGCATGATATCCCGAACCTTACGCGCGAACACGTCAATCGGGTCATTGCTATGCATTTCAAAGATTGCCACCGCCTTTCCAGTCTTCTGGTTTGGCTCCAGGACGGCGAACGCATGGGAATCCCCCGTTTCGGTACCCTCGGCCGGGTCAAGCCCCGCATACAGCAATTTACGCTTCCCAGGCGCACCCATGAGGCGTTCGCGATCTTCCTGTTTCATCATCTCTGGGTTATCCAACGGGATCGCCAGGGTTGGATCAATGGTGATCTTCTTGAATACGCTACGCCCAGACTGCAGAAAGCATGTTTCGTCATCTTCCGGGTATTCCTGCCAAAACAAATCCCCCTTATCCCAAATTTTATAGCGCCGCCATTTCAATTGCCCGACCGTCAGCGCAATGCCATGTTCAAACAGCACGCGCTTGTATAACGCTTTCTCTTCCTCAGTCCAGTCCCATTCCTCATCTGGTATCAAAAACATCTCC